TTGTAAGATTCTACATTCGGTTGAGCTTGTACGGCTTTTATAACGTCAATCAACTCAACCCCTTTTTGGTCGCCGCAATCCCCGATTAAACCGTTTATATAAATATTGCCTATCATGTTGTAAAATTACAATCGTACAATGTGTTTGTTTTAAACCGTTTATTTTAAAGAAAACGCTGCGCTGTCCTTAATTTTGAATATGGTTATTTTATTCGCGATACTTTTGATTTATTCTCTAACAAAACAAACTTATGATTTTGTTAAGAGAAACTTTTTTAAACAAAAAAAACGCTCCGATTATGAAGCGTTTGAAAAACAACTAAAACAAATATTAAGAAGTCATAAAATTAATAATTTTGTAGACCATTTGGATTGATATATTATAGTAATCGGCTGTAAATTGTATCGATGTAGACTTATCATTTTCTTTTAACTCACCTAAAAATGTTTCATAAATCTGTAGCCATGTGCTAATTGATAAAGGCACTATCCCCGAGGCTATAAGTTGGGTAAAATTAGAATACTCTTTTAACTGGTTTATTATCTCGTATCTTACCATAAATTTAGATCGCATTTTTCATTTTTACTTCTAATTTTTGCCGACAAAGGGCATTTGCATAAATCGCAATAACAACCTTGAACCTCGGTTAATTCATCATTTATAAAAGCTGTTAATTTTCCGTGTTTTAAATTTGGACAATCCGCGCAAATCTTAGCGCGTTCTTTGGCTAATTTCTCGGAAACCTCAGATTTTAAAATGAAGTTTTGCCAACCGTTTAAAACATTAGATATTTTCATACAAATATAATTAAAAATTCGCTCCACTCTCTACAGTGGCCATATTATTTTGACCCCTATTTATGTCCGTAACCGCCACTATTGGACTTGGCATTGCTTCAATGGCCGCTATTGTCACTTGTGCTAATTGGTTAATGTCAAGTGACGTGCTTCTCACACCTTGAGTAATAATCCCCCCGCCTTCCATAAACGAAGGAGAAGAACTACCGCCATTAAATCTATTATTAAAATCCATAAATGCACCAAAAGCACCACGATTAAGCACCCCGATACCCTCGCCAGCTTCAGCTTCAAAAGCTGTGCCATCTTCCCCATAAAATTTAGTCCCTCCCGCACTATGTCTTTTGCCACCAACTTGTTGTATACCCCCTTTTTCGAATTTAACACCTACTATTTTGGAAACATTTAAAAGCCCTTGAGCGATCGCCAACCCCGCAAAGATACCACCAACAGGATAAGCATAAGTCTTTAGGGCTAAAGAAGCAGCCATATAAGTATTTATCGAAGCCTCAGCAACAGCCAACGCCTTATAAGCTGTTGTGTTTTCTGCGAATAATTCTTTAGCTTGAGAAAGTCCCTGAGAGATTAAAGACAGTTTAGATTGCTCTACAGCATTTCTTAATGACACCTCGGCATCGCTATATTTCTTTAAAATAATATTTTTGTCAGCTCCTGTTTTTTCGGCTGATTTTAATTCAGCTTGCTTTTGCAGATCTAACCTTTGAAGTTTTAAAGCTAGTTCATTATCAAAATCGGTTTGATTTTGCGCTAATAAATTTTCTAGGTCTAAAACTCTTTTTTCATTTGTTGCGGTTTCTTCCGCAAGTCTTAATTCTTCTCGTTTCGCCTTATCTTCTTCATTAATAGACCTGATTGCATCTGAATACTGTTGTTCGTTTATAACCTTAGTTTTAAGGCGCAACGCTTCAAAATCTAACTGCTCCTTTTTTATTAAATCAAGTCTTATTTTTTCGTCAGCTACCAACTGCTCCGTTAAGAATTTGTTTTGATCTATCTTTGTTTTATTGATTAATTCAAATTGCCCTAACTCCCTTTGCGCGTTGGCTATTACTAGGTCAGTCTGCCCTTTGATTAATTCATTTTTAACATCATTGTTCGCCGTTTCAAGTTGTAATTTGTCAACCGCTGTTTTTTTGCTTGCATTAAATTCTTTTTGATTAATTTCAAATTTCTTTTGCGCAATTCCCTCAATTAAAGATAGTTCTTCTTGCAAAGATTTTGCTTTAATCCCTTGTGTAGAAATAAATAAATTTAATTCGGCTTGTGACTTTGCCAGGGCATCGTCTAATATTTTTTGCCTTCTTTCAATTTCGGCTTTTCTTGCTTCTTCAGCTTGTTGCTGTTGTTCTTTTCGTAATCCTGACAACACCCTAGATTGGTCCAATTCCGAGTTTAAACCCCTGTCTTGTGCTGCGTCAAGTTCATTTTCTAACTCAATTCTTTTTTGTTGGTCTTCAATTGTCAAATCTTTAACATCTTTCAAAGATTGTTCGATGTCCAGTTGCTTTAATTTCTTTTTTATTATTTCTTCTTCCTGCGCTCCTAATTCTGCGGTAAGTCTAATTATTTCATAAGCAGCTGCGCCTCTTTCCGCATAACTTCTTGATGCATCTTTGCTTATCAATAGTTGCTCGTCGATAAGATCCCCAGTTAGTCTAACTTGACGATTGTAGTCTAGTTGACTTCTTTCAATCTCTTTTGTTAGTCTATCAATTTCTGCCCCTTTTTTGGCTGCATCATCTAAAAACTTACCTGTTGCCTCCGCGCCCGCCTGTATTTTATCTGTTAAATTCTCGACTCCTGTCCCCGCTTGCAACACGCCATTAGTAACTTTTTTGAAATCTAAACTAATAATTCCGTCTAAAATTTCAGCAAAGGCTGTAAATCGATTTATTAAATTTTGTTTAACAAAATCCGCTAGGTCGGTAAGTGCTTTTTTTGGATTTGAAAACGCTTCGACTAATCCTTTACCCAGTGAAGAAACTAATGTGCTAAGCGCGCTAAATATAGCCTGTAATGGCCTGGTTACGGATGTAACGGCATCTATACCCGATTGAGTGTTTTTCAAATAATTAACCAAAGCCCCAATAGCCAAACCAATAACCGCTATAACCGCCCCTATTGGCGTTGCAATAAAAGCTAATGAAGCCCTTGTAACTCCTAGTATACCCTGCCCGATTGCGCCTAATGATGTAGTTAGTAGCTTACCAACACCACCCGCTTCTTGCGCCCTGCCGACAAAAGCCGACAAACCACCGTTTAACGGGTTTAAATTAGCGACTGCATCCTGTATACTTTCTGAGTAGTTCCCTATATTTATTTTTTGCTTTAAATATTGGTCGGCATTTTCTTTGATGAATTTATTATTTTCATCTAATCTATCATTGAGTAATTTCAATTCATTTCTACCCTCCTCAGTGGTTAAATTAGCCTCATTACGCAATTTATTAAGCAGTGCATTTTGATCTCTAGCGTCTTTAATAGATATTACTTCTTGGTTTAAAGCCAGGTTAATTAAATCCAGTCTATTTGCTTGGTTAGCTTGTGCTTGTGTACTATCAGTGATTGCTTTAATATTAGCGTTGTAAGCACTTGTAAGGCTCTTTAAATCTGCCTGATTTTGGATATATTCAGCAGACAAAGTTTGACCCGATTTTTTTAACTCGTCTTGTTTTTTCTTGATCGATTCAATTGCTGTTCCGACCTCTTGAGTTGATTTTATAAGCGGGTTTAAGTCTATATCTAACTGAGCTATATTAATTGTATTTGCCATCTTTTTTAGTTTGAAAATTCAATATTTGAAATTATACCACGTCTATTCAACTCAACACCATAAACTAAATTATTACCAAACAACTGATTATCTACTGTTGTCAAAATGAAACTATCAGAGCCAGAGTAAACGAAATTTATAAACGGAATACCGAAGTACCCGCCTAGTCTAACGTTTATTTCACTTGGCAACACAACATCGCTAAGGAAATCAATTCTTACATACCTAGTATTTCCAATTACTTGATAGGTTGTTATATTGGTTATTAATATGTAAGTCAAATCAGCCAGAGGCGGTGTATAAATACAAGTCGCAAGATTATTAAACGTAACTACATTACTTGTTGCGAATCCAGTATTTGTTGTTGCAATTAAATAAAAACTCCAGAAATTACCCGCAATTACATCTAGCACAATAGTATTCGAGGTCACTGTAATTGTTTGGCTGTAGTAAAAATAATCAGGACTAGGACTAAACGGGTCGTTAAAAGTTGGTTGTCCTATAACGGTTAAATCAAAAGGAAATGTTCCATCACTTGAAAAAACAATCGTAACCTGACAATCAACTACATTTATACTTTCTATGAATAAATAAGTAGGCAAATCAGGAATAGAGATTACTAATTCTCTGTTATAATCAACTTCTATCAACTCACAAGATGTAGGCTTGCCTTTTATGAAATTGTTTATTTTGTTAACCAAATAATAAGATCCTAATTTGTCAATATAAATCAATTTTTGAAACGAAAAATTGTAAATATCTTTTGGCTTCAGAAACAATGACACTGGCAGTTTTTTTGCTTTATTAAAAATAGTTTCGATGCTAGAATAAAAGTCAATCAATATTGAAGGAAAGTCCAATCTATAGTAATCAGTCGCCAAATAACTTGACACCGTGGCTGTAGTATTCAAAGCCTCAGATTTTAAAGTTAAAGATCCTGTTACTTCTTTTTTTCTTAAAAAATAGAATCTATTTGTAAGCTCTTTATAATCTATTGTCAAATCATCCTTAACTGCTTTCTCCCAGAATTTAAAAACCTTTCCTAATTCTGTACTGCTTCGCTCAGGGCTGTATATTTTAGATTTAATTACAGGAAATTCATCTTTTAAATTTTCATTGTTTATAGATATAGAACCGTCGTTGTGATCTTCATTTTCGCCATTGTATCTATAGCTAAAATTATTTTTCTTGGCATAGTTACCAATCTTATAGCCCTCGCCATCTTTTGAAATAAACTTATCTGACCAATCTAAAGGCGTTATGTCTTGTAAAACTTCAGATAAATTTTTGAATATTAAATGATTTTCGAACTTGTCTTTATACATAGTAAGTCCGAAGCGTTGCATTATTTCGTTTATAAAATCTGTACATTTGAAGTTTAGTAGTATTTCCTCAAAATTAGCCTCAAAACCTAATATATAATCAACAGTTGTGACTATTGCCCCTGTTAACGGATTGAATATACCGCCACCAACAAAGCCGTTAACACTTACAAAAAGCCTTATCTTTTCACCCGCATTTGCATTAATATTTTGACTTTGCACCGCGCTGTCAAAACTACCAGAAGAAAGCAATACATTTGTAGGAGATAAAACTTCGTAAAATATGGTAGATGTTTCGCCTTGATTATTAGAAAATGAACCAGCTGCGGAAACCCTATAAACCCCAGTAATTAAAACGGTCAAAGCCCCAAAAGAATAAGTTACATAAGGTGATGTAAATGTATTTGGAAGTAAAACAGGGTTGTAAAATGTCACATATTCCAGACCATTATTTGGCGTTGGTTGCTGTTGAACGTTTTGATTAATAACTGAGGTTTGGCTTGTGACTAAATTAACTACTGGCGCTGCTGTTGGCACTGGTTTTGAAAAAGTCATGTATAAATTAGTGTATCTTTCGTTTGCGAATATTGAACCCTCAAAAGTATAGCCCACAAATGCTATTATTTTTTCAAAAAGATACGATATTTTCACACTTGGTATTTGAAAATCTATATTTAAACCGCCATCAAAAGTGTTTTTGCCGTTATAATCCCCAATTAAATAAGCGTATGGAAGTAAATTATCAAACGAATCTACTACATTAGTCACATTCTTAATGTGGTTTAATTCAGATACATTAGTTTCGGTCAATGTTTTGTTTTCAATTCTCCTATAAAAGTCGATAATACCATCGTATAAACTAACTTCATAGCCTTTTTTTGATGTAGAATTTAAGACGCACCACCCTTTATAAATTAGATGTAGCCCCGTGTCGGCATCAACCAAATCACATGTAATTTTTGAATAAGGAATATTTGAATTATTACCAACCAATCCTATCTTTTCAAATATACGCCTATTATTTGCTGTAAATGGTAAGCTTATATTTTGAGTGAAATTGCTTTGGCGGTTGTCAAGCCTTGCTAAGTCATTTACTTGTTTCGTTTGAGCAATATCTTTAGAATCGTTTAGATCGCTTAATTGGTCATTAAGGTAAAGTAAATAACTCATAATGAAATAGTATATCGTTGCGGTAATTGAACATCCAAACTAAGATTATGCCTATGGTGATTATCTATTAAAGTAAAAGAACTACTTATCCTTTCAACTTCTACCCAATCATTATATCCACCTTTTGAAAAAGCCGTGCCAGTAAATAAAAAAATCTTTAAACTTTCTGTAATGTCTTTTAAAACAGTAAATTCGTTTTCTTCTAATCCTTCAACAGCAAGCCTTAATGTATCTTGTGAGTTGTTGCCTAATTTTCTAAATGGCGAAATAGTGTCTTCTAAGTTATTGAAATCGCTGTCAACTTCACCAGTGTATTTAACAGATCGGCTACGCATAGCCTTAGAATCAAATAACCAATATGACCAACGCCCATATTTGTTTAGGAATTTTAAATAGTAACCACATTCTCCTTGTATTTTATTAACCAGCAAATTAACAGGCTGTATAACATCATTCAAATTAACAGGCTGTATAACATCATTAAATTTTAATTCAATAGAGTTATATCCTATAGCTAAAGGCACAAAATTTTCAAGAGTATTATCCAAATCCCCATCTGAAATAAAAATGGAATTTACTTTTCCTTTTAAAATAAAATTAAAACTTATTCCTGTATTTTTGTTTTTTATATTTAATTCTTGAATTGGAAACAACGAATTATAAATAGTAAATTCAAAAGGGTAACCTTCCCAGTAGTTCAATATTATTTCATTATTAGTCCTGTCAACACCTGGAGACAAAATTACTATATCATTTTCAGAAAATAGAACCTCATCTTTTTTGAAGCTTTCTAAATTTTCACAACCAGCAATAAACTTTAAATTTTTGGTGACATTTTCATTTGATCCGTTTAAAAAATTAATCTGTATAACTACATCGCCCTCTAAATAACAGCCGTCCGCAATGTCATAAATAAATGAATCAGGATCTAAACTATTAAGGTTGTATTGCAAATCGTCTGCAAAATAATTAGTGTTTATTTCGGAAGTAATCCACTCTTTAAATGGAAACCTAAACTTTCCGTTAGGCCCTGGATAAATTAAAGCATTAATTCCCAAACCTGTTATAGCGGCATTTTTTATAGCTAATGCACTATCACTATGAAAAACAATATTGTTGTTATTATAGGCCAGTAACAATTTAAAAATAGATATGTCTTTTTCAAAAATAATCATGCTTCCTGTAATTCATTAATTAACTTTAATATTTCGTTTGAAGCTCTTACCGCTTCGGTAGTTCCAACCTCGTCAATTATTTTTTGCAATCGTTCATCAGTAACCACCTCACTAATTAAATTAACGCCTCCAAACCTTTCACGCTTCCATCCTTGGTTTGCTATTTTCCTGGCAATTAAGAAAGCCAATGAAGAAATAGTTATGCTTCGTAAAGCTTCCGCAAAAACTCCTTTTTCAATAATCCATTTTCTTATATCTTCCAGAGGTGGAAACTTACCCGCTTTTCTTCCTACTTCCAATTGTACGCTATAATCAAGACCAGTTAAAACCGCTGTATATTTTCCTATTTCAGATCTTACTGTAACAGTTAGAGAATCAGCCCACTTGCCACTAGATCGCATCCCTTTTTTTTCGTATAAAAGTATTAAATCTTTTTTCAATAATTCGAACTCTTGCGATAAAATTTCTTGAATCATATCGTAATTTTTAAATTACCTATCAATCCGTCAAAATTTATGTCCATTACATTAGTTGCATCCGTATAATCAAAAGAAACAGTAAACCCATTGCAATTTAAGTCTTTTACAATTTCATTTAAAATAACTATCAAAGGCTCAATTTTCAATGTGTACTTTGAGTTTGCATTGTCTTGGTTTGTTTCATTGAAATATGGTAAATCCAAAGTAGAAGTAACCGCAAGACAAAAAGTAGTGCTGGACGTTACATAATTTATAACACCTTGGTTGCTAACGTTGGGGGCTCTTAAAAAAGGATCGCAAAAGAAATGCACCTTTTGACTTTGCAAAACGTCAACATTAGAAAATAAATTTTGAATGGCTTTCTTACCAGGAACAAAAACAATATCCTTTGTTAAAAAAAAATTGTCTAAATATCTTTGAATGTCCATAACTATTTGTTTTTCAATTTGTTGTAGTCTGTTGTAACTTCTGATTTAATTTTGTGTAAAGATAATAAAGTTTGTATTTGTAAGTATGGTTTTTTTAATAAATCATAAGGATATTTGTTGTATATCTCCCCCAATTGCACTAAAGGTAGTATTAAGTTGTAAATGTTTAATCTTTCACCTCCTGCTTCTTTCCACAACACATCGTCATGATCTATTGACTTCAATAGGTTTTGCTCTATTTTGATGCAATACTCTATATGATTAATTAACCAGTTCTTTGCAGAAAAGAAACTATCGACCGCAACATTATCAATATCATCAACTCTATATGCCAACTTTACGGCTTCTAAGTTATCGCCTTTAGATAGCAAATACATTATTTTCTTTACATCCTCATAGCTAATTGTATTTTCATCAACAGAGTTGCAACATAATAGATTTTTTGGACGTATCGCATCGAGCACACAATTAAGGTGCAACTTATTATAAACTGCTAAATATTCTTTTACTGTCATCTTACTTTAATTGTTGTTGAATAACTCTTTTGTAACTCAAAATAATAGCGCATCATAATACTATCCCATTCATCAGGTGAACGTCCTATCATTTCTTTAATATGGTCTTTTGGTACAACTCCCTGTCTACCATCTTTATCAATATCTTTTATTTTTACTTGTTCCATTTCTTGAGAGGTGATTTCTTTCACATTATCATCGTCGCAAATTTCTCCCGTTTCTTTTGCGCAAATCTTTTTGGCCATATTTATAGAACATTGGCTTTTTAAGTTATCAAAATTTTCATCGTTTAATGCCTTTGAATTATTTATAAATCCTTTGCAAAACAAATAGTCTATCACTCCACCACCTACTCCATCCTCATCTGCAATGGTATTACTTTTTGATATTGCATACTTCATTTGCAATTCTTTTGCCTTATCAACTATCTCTTTAATTCCGCTTTTAGCTATCGAAAAACGATACACACATAACCAACCATGCCAAACCCGAAAAACGGTTTTATCCTTGCCTTTTCGCGCTACGTCGATAGTCAAATACTTGCTTCCTTCGCCTTTTAAATGCTGCGGGTTAAAGTAATCGCTCATTGAATCCTGATCTATTAATGTTGCTGGGTCGTCGTCATACTCCCAATTACCAAAATAAAGCCTTTCTTTTGAATTTTTATCAAGTTGGAGTAGTGATTCCAAATAACTTGGATGCAAATGCGGGTTATCTTTAGGTAATGCCTGTATAAATTTTCGGTAATCACAGATAGACTTTTGTTTGTTTGGCTTATAAAATTCTTTGTAAGTCCAGTTTTTAGAAGGGTTGCAAGTCCCTAACATCTTAGGTATTAAGTTATATTCTTGTAGCTTATATCTTATTCTTGACTTTACTATCTGCCAAGCCTTATAAGTAAGCTGGTTGCACTCATCGATAAAAGCTCCTGTTATCTCTAAAGACCCCAAACTATCAAAGTCTGGATCACTAGGATAAAGAAATAAATCTTTTAAAATTATTTCACTTCCATTATTCCAATGAATAACATTCGAAGTTGCATTAAAAGTAAATTGATTACCAAGCCCTAAAGATGAGGTTAATTCAAAAAAAGTATTTAAGGTCGTTTCTTTCAAAGTTTTAAGCTTCGAACGACCCATTAGCCAACGAGTTTTGGGGTATAGTTGACATTGTTCGATAAGCCATAAATTACCAAGTGCAGATTTACCACCTCCAGCAGCACCTCCATAAAGAACTTCTTTCGTAATTTTGTCTTTAAGGTAGTAAGTTGCGTGTTCTTGTTTAATCAGTAGCTTCATTTGGATCTATTCCGTTGCCTAAAGAAATTATAGTCGTCTTAATCTCTCCACTATGTTCCTGTTGGATTTTGTCGCCGTATTTCTTTGGATTAAGTTTTGACAGCACCCATTTTCTTGTATCAATACGAAGCTTAGCCCTATTAATCACATCGTTATTAATCAACACTTTTCCATCTTCATTTGTGTAGGTGTCATTCTCGTTTTGGTCCGCAATGATTAACATATCATCAAATATGACATCGGCTCTTATTTGTGTTGCGCGCGCGTATCGTTCGGATTTAAAGGAGTCTTTTTCTAGCCACTCATAAAAAGTATCGGCGTGAGGTGTGTTTTCGTCTTTCAAAACATTTCTTAAAGCGCGTCCTTTTTCAATCTCTTTAAAAACATACTCGAAAATATTTTCTTTTTCTTCTTGTGAGTAAGCCATGATC